ACGAAAAAGCAACAGCCGAAAGTTGAAGAAAAATCGGTCACAAAAAAGAGGGGCGGTGCTCGGTACCCGAACGGCGGCGGTGCGCAGCCTGGCGCTGGTCGACCGGCATTCCAGCCAACAGACGCCGAGCGCAAGCAGGTCGAGGCGCTGTCCGGCTACGGCCTGCCTATCGAGCAGATCGCAGTCTTGGTGCGCGATGGCATCGACACCGACACCCTGCGCAAGCACTTTGCGACCGAACTGGTGTCCGGCAAGGCCAAGGCTAATGGTCAGGTAGGGAAAACCCTGTTCCAGAAGGTCATGGCAGGCGACACGGCCGCAGCCATCTGGTGGTCCAAGACCCAGATGCGCTGGAAGGAAGTGCAGCAGCACGAGATTACTGGCGCTGATGGTGCTCCCATCGAGTTCCGCAAGATCGAGCGCGTGGTGGTCAGCAAGTGACGACCCTGCGCATCGAAACCCCACAATGGGCGCTGCCGCTGCTGGAGCCGGCACGCTACAAAGGAGCCTTCGGCGGCCGCGGCTCCGGCAAGTCGCACACCTTTGCCGAGATGCTGATCGAGGCGCACATCATGGACCAGACCAGCCGGTCGGTCTGCGTGCGTGAGGTCCAGAAGTCCCTGGCGCAGTCGGTCAAGCGCCTGCTGGAGCTGAAGATCGAGTCCATGAATGCCGGCGCCTACTTCGAGGTGCAGGAGGCCGTGATCAAATCCAAGCGCGGTGACGGCCTGATCATCTTCCAGGGCATGCAGAATCACACGGCCGACTCGATCAAGTCGCTGGAGGGCTACGACCGCGCCTGGGTGGAGGAGGCGCAGAGCTTGTCCCAGCGCAGCCTGGACCTGCTGCGGCCGACAATCCGCAAGCCAGGCTCTGAGCTGTGGTTCACCTGGAACCCGAGCCAGGCCAGCGACCCGGTCGACCACCTCCTGCGTGGCGACAAGCCACCACCGGACTCGGTGGTGCTGGAGGTCAACTTCGACGACAACCCCTGGTTCCCGGACGTGCTGCGCGCCGAGATGGAGTACGACCGAGCGCGCGACCCGGACAAGTACGCCCACGTCTGGCGCGGTGCCTACCTGCAAAACAGCAGCGCTCGTGTCTTCCGCAACTGGCGTGTCGATGAGTTCGAGGCACCGAAGGACGCGATCCACCGGCTCGGTGCCGACTGGGGTTTTGCAACCGACCCGACCGTTCTGGTGCGCTGCCACATCGTCGGCCGCACGCTCTACATCGACCACGAGGCCTACATGGTGGGCTGCGAGATCATGAACACGCCAGAGCTGTTCATGACCGTGCCGGAGGCTGAGAAGTGGCCAATGGTGGCCGACAGCTCCAGGCCGGAGACCATCAGCCACATGCGCAAGTTCGGCTTCCCGAAGATCATGCCAGCCGTCAAGGGCAAGGACTCAGTGGTCGAGGGCGTCGAGTGGCTCAAGTCCTACGACATCGTGGTCCACCCGCGCTGCACGCACACCATCGACGAGCTGACGTTCTACAGCTACAAGACCGACCCGCTGACCGGCAAGGTGCTGCCGGTGCTGCAGGACAAGCAAAACCACGTCATCGATGCGCTGCGGTATGCGTGCGAAGGCGTCCGCAGGGCTGCGGTTGTTTCCCGGCCCGTAAACTTCAAACCATTGCCGGTAACGAGTAAATGGTAGAAAATACTTGCAAATAGGGGCGAAATATGGCACGCATGTCCAAAGAGCAATATCTAAACAATCTGCACAGCGATGCGCTGGCGCAGTTCAACGATATCCAGACTGCATTGCGCGACGAGCGCCTGCAGTGCCTGCAAGATCGGCGCTTCTACAGCCTGGCCGGCAGCCAGTGGGAAGGACCACTCTGGGACATCTACGAGAACAAGCCAAGGTTCGAGGTGAACAAGATTCACCTGTCAGTGATCCGCATCATCAACGAGTACCGCAACAACCGCATCACGGTCGACTACACGCCAAAGCCTGGCCAGGACGACAAGCTGGCCGAGACCTGCGATGGCCTGTACCGTGCCGACGAGAAGGACAGCGTGGCTGACGAGGCCTATGACAATGCCTTCGAGGAGGCAGTCGGAGGCGGCTTTGGTGCATGGCGGCTGCGCAACGTCTACGAGGACGACGAGGACGAGGACAATGAGCGTCAACGCATATTGATCGAGCCGATCTTCGATGCCGACAGTTCGGTGTTCTTCGACTTGAATGCCAAGCGCCAGGACAAGTCCGATGCGCGCTTTGCCTTCGTGGTCACCTCGATGACCCGCGCCAGCTACAAGGAAGAGTGGGGCGATGATCCGACCGACTGGCCGAAGATCATCCACCAGTACGAGTTCGACTGGTGTACGCCTGATGTGGTCTATGTGGCCGAGTATTACAAGGTCGAGGACGTGACCGAGACCGTGCGCATCTTCCGAGCCATCGACGGGACCGAGGAGCGCTACCGCCAGGCCGACTTCGACGCAGACCCTGCGCTCGAAGAAACGCTGGCAGCCATCGGCAGCCAGGAGGTCCGGCAGCGCAAGATCAAGTCCAGGCGCGTCCACAAGTACATCATGTCGGGCGGCAAGATTCTGGAGGATGCTGGCTACATCGCAGGCAAAGAGATTCCCATCGTGCCGGTCTACGGCAAGCGCTGGTTCGTCGATAACGTCGAGCGCTGCATGGGTCAGGTGCGCCTGGCCAAGGATGCGCAGCGCCTGAAGAACATGCAGCTCTCCAAGCTGGGCGAGATCAGCGCGCTGTCCAGCGTCGAGAAACCGATCCTCACGCCTGAGCAGGTGACCGGCCACCAGGTCATGTGGGCAGACGACAACATCCGCAACTACCCGTATCTGCTGATCAACCCGATCACCGGACCAGACGGCAGCCAGCAGGTCAGCGGCCCAGTGGCCTACACCCGCAGTCCCCAGATTCCTCCTGCAATGGCTGCGCTGATGCAGATCACCGAGCAGGACATGCAGGACATCCTGGGCAGCTCGCAGCAGGCCGACAAGATGGTCTCGAATATCTCCGGCAAGGCCATTGAGATGATCCAGACCCGCCTGGACATGCAGACCTTCATCTACATGAGCAACTTCGCCAAGGGCATGCAGCGCTGCGGCGAGATCTGGCTCTCAATGGCGCGCGACATTTACGTCGAGGAAGGCCGCAAAATGAAGACCATCGGACCAAACGAAGAGATCGGAATGGTCGAACTGATGAAACCGATGGTCAGCGAGACCGGCGAGGTGGTTATGGAGAACGATCTCAGTCGTGCCAAGTTCGACGTGAACGTCGAAGTCGGACCGTCCAGCACCAGCAAGCGCGCGGCGACCGTCCGAGCGCTGACTGGCATGATGGCCATCACCGACGACCCGCAGACCAAGCAGGTGCTGCAGGCGATGGCCATGATGAACATGGAAGGCGAAGGCATCAGCGAGGTGCGCGACTACTTCCGCAAGCAGCTCGTGCGCATGGGCGTGGTCAAACCGACCGAGCAGGAGCAGGAAGAGATGATGGTCGAGCTGCAAGGCCAGCCCGAAGACCCGAACAAGATATTCTTGCAGGCCGCGGCCGAGGAGGCGATTGCCAAGGCGGCCAAGGCGCGTGCCGATACCGTCAAGACGGTGGCAGACGCTGGCCTGTCTCGGGCCAGAACGGCCGAGACGCTGGCCAAGACTGGCGTGCAGGAGCAGAACATGGCGCTGACGGCCCTGGAGGCCGAACAGCAGGCAGTTATGGGTCAGCAGGTTCAGCCTGTTGTCAGATGACGACAAATGCATGAAAATGTGTGAAAACGGCAACCACCCAGCCGTGTCAATGGGTGAGTTTGATGGGGTCAACCGATGAACAAAAGGGCAGTAGTTGTAGACGAGAGCCAAGTGGACGAAACCGTTGTGCTTGAAGACGAGCCGCAGGAAGTTGAGATTGAAGCTGGTGAGAATGAATCCACTAGCGACCAACTGACCGAAGGCGAGGCAGAGACGCACGAGGAGGAGTCTGACGAGGTGGTCGTCTCCATTGGCGAGGAAGCGCCCCCCGCCGAAGAGGAGCAGCGTGCGCCTGAATGGGTGCGTGAGCTGCGTAAGTCCAACCGCGAGAAAGAGCGCCGAATTCGAGAACTGGAAGCAAGGCTCCAGACCACGCAGACTGAGATCAAGCCGGTCGCGCTGGGAGCAAAGCCAAAGCTGGAGGAGTTCGACTACGACGCTGACAGGTTCGAGCAAGCACTGGATGCCTGGCATGAACGCAAGCGCCAGCACGATCTGGAGACCGAGAAGGTGCGCCAGGCCGAGCAAGCGCAGCAGCAAGCCTGGCAGGCCAAACTGGAGGGCTACGGCAAGGCGAAAGCCGAGCTGAAAGTCCGTGACTACGAGGATGCCGAGGCGATTGCCCAGGAGGTCTTCAACGTCACCCAGCAAGGTGTCATCTTGCAAGGAGCTGACAATCCCGCACTGGTCATCTACGCACTCGGCAAGAACCCGCGAAAGGCTGCAGACCTCGCAAAGATTACCGACCCCGTGAAGTTTGCTTTTGCGGTAGCGAAACTGGAGAAAGAATTGAAAGTGACCAACCGTAAGGCAGCACCCGCACCAGAGCGCATTGTTCAGGGAACTGGACGAGTATCTGGTGCGGTGGACTCAACCCTTGAACGGCTGCGTGAAGAAGCGGCTCGTACTGGAAACATGACCAAGGTCATCCAGTACAAGGCGCAAAAACGTGCGGCTGCCACCAAAACTTGATTTTTATAGGAGCCAATCATGGCCAATAGTTTTTCCAAAGAAGAGCGCGTAGCGTTCGAAGACCTCCTGGAAGGTTTCCAGGATGCCCTGGTTCTGTCCCGCAACGTTGCGATCTACAACACAGATCAGACGATG